ATACGTTGTACCGTTACCTAAATCAACCTCGGCTAAACCGTCCATATCTAAGAATACACCATCTGGTACTATTCTAGACATTACTTGCTGAAGTTTTAAGTGAGTCAATTGAATCATATCAGCAAAACCAGTTATTCTACTTACTAAGGACTCTATTCTTCCTTTGTAAACCCTAGGAGCACATATAGAGTAATTCATTTCTACCTTTGTGGTATCAGCGTAAGGTCTAGACATATTCTCTGCTAGCTTCCATTCTAGCATGTGGTTGTTACCTAAAATCTTAGCACCAGTGTATAAAACTTCTATACTTCTGCTTACTCTTTCAAAATTATCGTTAGATGGTGGATTAAAACTATCTGTTTTTTCTATAGCCTTTTCTAAACCACTATCTGTAGTCTTTATTTTAAATACTTGGTTCATGTAAGTCTTATATTCAAAATACATGACTTGCACAGTGTTTGAATCGTAATTACCCCAACCCGTTATGTATTGAGAGTTACCAGGCATTTTCTGTATGGAATCTAATTCTTCCTCAGTTATATGTGGAAACTGCTTTTTTAATTCAGATATAGTTATAGATTTTACTTCACCAACATAGTATATGTCTTCAAAGTTAGGATCTTCAGTGTACGAGTAAACCATATAAGCTGGGTCAACGTAGTCTATAGTTACCCCATTAGAAGGATTAAAACCTGTTTTAACCGCAGCTATACCTAAAACAGTTAGATCGTAATTTAATCTACGTCTAGTTAGATTATATTTATTTCTAGCTAAAGTGTTGTTTATGACTTCTTCTTCAGCAACTTCAACACCTTGTTTATAAGAGAGTTGCATATGTAATTCTAACTCTTCAAGATTAGAAGGTAATTCATCTTGGTTTAATTTAGATCTTGAAAAATCTACTCCAGTGTTTTCTTTAGCTTGCTGTATTAAATCTTGAGCAACCATGTCAGCCGCTATTTCATTAGCGTGGTCTGTTCTTTTCTTTTGACTTTCAGGATCTTGTGCGTAAGCAACTATATCATATTCTTTATTAGACATCCCGTTAACAACAATGTCTACAAATTTAGGTATAACTGGTACAGGTTTCCAATCTAAATTTAAGTAAGATAAATCACCATTTATTGATAACTCGTCTTTGTACTTCGCTATAGATTGTTCACCTCTAGCATACAATCTAAGTTGATGGTAGTTGCTGTAGCTTTGAGCGTATCTGTTACCAGAACGACCTTCTTGAAACCACTCTCCCTCGATAGCTCTAGCTACTTGAATACCATAATCTAAGCTTGCTTTTACTTCATCGCTAACTACTTGGCTAGGGAAAGAGCTATTACCATTGGTGTATACTTTCATTTATCTTATAATTTTTGACGATGTTCCTTTATTATCGTATCGTTTTATGCCTAAATCTATATTTTTACGCTCTCTTCTCGCTACAGGTGTGTATCTATTCTTGTTACAAGCCATTATAGCTAGACCTGAACTTATGGAGGCATCGTGCTTTGTTCTATTGTTTATGTTGAATTTAGCCCAGTCTTCCAGCGTTCTTTGAAAATACATATTACCATAACCATTAGGTGTGTTACCTACGTTTTCTTCTATATATGTTTCTATGGCTGCTGCGTGAGCTTGCTTTATATCTTCACTAGAGTTTGGTATACCACCAATTTCTCTTTCAGTTATAGACAATTTATTATATATTTTATCTGGTCTATTCATTGAAAAGCCTCTATAACCTCTTCTTTTAAAATGATATAATAATCTAGGTTTGTTATTTTCTGCTAATATAGGCATACCGTAAAATATGCACGCCATTAATACATCTTCAAAAAATATCTCAGCAGTCTGAGGTCTAGCTATATATTCTAAAAAAAATAAATTAGGTGGTACGTTTTCCATAGAAAACTTTGTTAAACCATGTAGAGATCCGTTAGAACCTCTCTTGTCAACAGTACCTGATATATCATAACTATCACAACCAAAAGCTCCGCAGTGATCATTACCAGGGTATTTAATACCGTTTTTTATTATTACTCTATTTTGTAGGTTAACAGGCGGAACCCATGATATTCTAAACCTTCCATCTTTGTTTGGATAGAATAATACCCTACTATCTTTTATTCCGTTTTCCCACATAAAACTACCCGTTGTTATCGTAGAAGTATTATGCAGATCAGCGTTGTAGTCTATCTGTTGATATATTTTAGTTAGATTAAATAAAGATTCTTTAGCTTCGTCTCTAAAAGCGTGTTCCTCTGTGCGCGGGAACTGTCTATAGTATTCATTTAACCCATCTTGATCATCTTTCAAACCATCAACTTCATTCTGCCAATGCTCTATAACTCCTTGACTTATAACATCGCCTAGAGGATCTAAAACATTTTCCTTGGGTGTATCGAATACAGGTAATCCATAAGAATCAATGAATCCTTCGTAGTTCCATTCCATAGGAATGAACAAACTATATAGTCCCGAGCTAGTCTGACCGTTGCGGTTTCTTTTTGTTGCATCGGAATCATAATATAACTTTTTAAAATTCTCACCACCTTTATCTAAAGCGTTTGACGTACTACCCATCATACACTTACCTATAATTCTAGAACCTAGTCTTAAACACGTTTTTGTAACTCGCCAGTTATTTAATATATTGTTTGGCCTCTCCCATTTTCCACTTTCATCATGTACTAGTAATCTTAGTTTTTCTCCATCGTAGGCGTTATCACCGGTGTTTTTCCAGTCAACCGTGGTGTCGAGCCCATCAAGTGTCTCGGCTTTAGAGGTTTCAGTGATGGATTTTCTAGTAAGTTTAGAGGCGGGGACGCGATAGGCGAGTTCCGTCTTCGGCCTGTCCATACCGTCTTGTATTGGTTTGAAGAAGAAGGGATAGTTAACAGAAATGGGTACAACCTTATCTGTGAACATTTTCTTAGCATCGGCTCCAGATTTGGACAATATCCCAAAGCGTGAGTCCGACGATATTGTAGCCAAGTTAACCGTTTCCCCAGACGCCATGAATGAAAAGCCAGAACGTCTGTTCTTGAGATATGACATTCCATAACACCTGATGTCCGCTTTACAAGCTTCCCAGAATATGTAGAATAATCTGTTTGACTCCCTAAAGTCTGGCTGCCCAATATCAATTTTGGACCACTGCAAGTACATGTAATGAGTACCAGTAATATAAGAAGGCTTGTCTTTGTTAAAAAACCAAAAACCTTCTTCACGTCTCTTAAATTCTTTGTCAATATATTCATACCATTTTTCTTTAAATTGCGTAGGGTATTCATCCCAATCGAATACTGATTTTATTTTTGAAAGCTCTTTTGGGTACTCAGTATGCCTCCATCTATCTCCTTCGAATTTAACAACATCATCTTCTTTTGGTAAAGCTATTTTAATGTTTTGTATTTCATATATTTCCCCTATTTTACCAGTTTTACTGATAACGATCATATCAAACTCCTTATCATAACCGTACAACCATTTGTTATATCTATTCTTTTTATTTATAACTTTAGGTTTAATATAATTAGGTAGTACTTTATATAGTGATTGCTCGTACATTACTTAGATCTTCCTTCTGCAAACCCCTTGAAAGTCTTCTCCTTCTTTTCTATAGGTTTCTCGTTAAGCATATTCTCTTCATCTTCGATACGTTTTAATATCTCAAAAGCATCAAAAATAGCTAGTTTTTTTGTAGCTGCTGCGTTTTTTAATTTATCAGCAGATATATCGTCGTCAGAGTCTACAATAGCTTCTTTAGCTACTTTTATCAACTCTTCAACTGCTGTTTGCCCAGCTTGGATTATATTCCTCTTCGTCTCCTTTATATTCATATTTAATTACAATATCATTTGATTTCATACAATATAATCGTTCTCCATCAATTATAAATTCAAACTCACCGTAAGGCGTATAGCCTACTAAGTCTCCAGGAACGATTTTAACGGCTTCTAAGGAACTATTACCATATTTTAGTATTCCTATAAGCTTTCTTTCTTTATCCAGTGTTAGATCATTATTATCTAGCAGTGGTTTTACAAAACATCTATCTTGAAAAGATTTCCAATGACCAGAGTTATTGTATAAATATATTTGATCAGGTGAACAAAAATATAGATCATCTATAAATTTAGACCTACTATCTTTTCTTTTGCCTCTAATATCAAAAAAACTTCTGAAAACATTATGATGTATAATAACTATATCACCACTTTTAATTAACGTATTGTAAGCAGATGGAGTAGAAACTACCACAGCTTTGTTACTAACGGCTTTAAAATCTTCAGTATTAGCATTAGTTATTAGGCTTTTGTCACCTACTTTAATTTCGTTATCGTATCTTTTGTTTATTGGTCTTACGATAAATTCAAATAAACTATTCATTAATACTCTAAATCATATTCAACGGATATAGCCATGTTAGAATTAAATTTCTTCCATGGCATTATCTCGTCTTTCTTTTTAATATATATACTGTAAGAATCATCGTCTTCAGAGTATAATATAGCTGATATAGTATGACCTCCGTAAACTTGTTGACTTACAGCATAATGCATTGCATCATTTTTGTAATCAGAACCTATACTTATTTTTCTAATTACAGAGCTCATTAGTCATCTGATTTAACAACAGATAAATCAGCTTCTTTTTCTTCTTCAATTAAAGTATAACTACCATCGCTCATATCAATAGTAACAGCGCCATACTCTTCTTCAAGTTCTTTTTTAGAAGCTTGTATTTCTTGAGAAACAGCTGCTTGAGCGTGTAGCGCTTCGTGTTTACGAACCTCAATAACCCCTATATCTGTTAATATAGATTGAAGTCTACTTTGCTGATCTTGAATTTTTTCTAATTGTTCTTTTTTAATTTTTGACATTTTGATTTAATTTAATTGATTATATTTCTACTTATTTTTATTATCACTTGATTTTTTATTTTTTTCCCAAGTACGGCCAACAAAGTAAGCGCCATACACTGTTATTAGTAACGATTGGAATATAGGCGTGTAAGATTCATCTACTTTAAAGTCACCGATATTACCATCAAAAAAAGATAACACAGTGAAAACTATAGTTAAGTATATTAGAACTAATGGCCGAATATTTTTCGATAAGTAACTATCACTAGCCATATCTGCTTTCCAACGATCAGTTACTTGAGCTTGAGCGTCTTTGTCAGCTTGTTCTAATAATTCTTGTATTTTATGCTTAGCAGCTAATCTTTCTTCATCCGTAGTGGTTAGCTTGTCTATTACGCCGCCAACATCCTTGATAAGACCACCTGTTAAAAGGCTTAGGATTTTTTTCATTTTTTAGTTTTATTGTATGCTTCTTTTTCCCAAG